AGGTTTCATTTAATATTTAATATTTATTAATTATTATTGCGATTATTGTAATAGTTGTTATATTTTTATTTCACCGATATCCCTCTTTAATTCATCAGAAAGGATATATCCTATAGGAACGCCATAGAGCTTGACAAAAGTAAGAAACTCTTGATAACTAATATTCTTACACCTAAAAGGACTTTTAGGTCGATATTCTTGAATAATATCATTGATATAGATACGTATATTCTTCTCACTGTATTGGGAAATGTACAATGAATAGAGTTCTTTTTTATTTTTTATATGTTTAAGAATCTTCATTTAGTTATTTATTTTGTGTGTTACTTAAATTTCTATAAAAATACATACATACCTCGTATCTCTTTAGCGTATCTTCTCCAGTCGAATATAAATCTTTCTGCTGCGTATAAGTTCTAGAAGAATATATCTTTTTCCCTTCATATTGAACAACAATTCTTACCAGCGAACTCCCGTACGCTACACATTCAGACGATACCCGAATATCCTTACGGCAACAAAATAGATGAGCCTTGAGATAAAGTTCTAGATTTTTCTTGTATTCCGATTCAGTGAGCATTTTCTAACATTTTAGGGTTATCATACCTATTACCTATAATTTCTATATCATTTTTATAATAATCCCACCAATCAAGAGAAATTATATATCCGTAAGATTGTAGCTGATTCAAAGACTCTAGATGCGCTAAAGTGAAGGTTTCAAGCATATCATTATAACATACAAGGAATATCTTAGTATCACCAGTTCTAAATTTCAGGCGAATTATATCTCCTTCATATACTTCTCTTTCCTTACAATCGCAATATCCAGTAAATTTAGAGATAGTATCTGTTTTAATTTTATGCGAGTCAAATATAAATTCTAACCCAGATGAATCATAATCATAAAGGTATGTATGTCCATCCTTGGACCTTGCGCGCCATTTTGTTTTTTCCATATCTATATTTTTTCTAATTTGTTTTTTATGTAAGATTAAAAACTACACACACAGCCATCAGCTATTTCAAAAGGAAAAGATAGTTGTATGGGCTCTTGGGCTAACTTTACCAAATCGTCTATACTCCTGCGATCCCTGAACATAGTACTCTGATAGGTGCTTTCCATTTCCTTTAACCAATCAATAAAGCGGGTGCCGTATCTGATATTCTCTATAAGGTTAGGAGTACTCTTTTTCCAACACAACTCGCAATTGCCAAACTTATTATGTATTCCGAGTTTGAAAGGTTGGCTATCCCAAAATTTATTAAGCTCCTGCTGTCCTATAGGCACTTCAAAATCTGTCAGAAGTGGAAATATACGCTTAGTTTCAACTTTTATCTCTGCCCAGCTAATACGCTTGGGCATATCCTCCTTGCGGTAACCAATAGCTAATTGATAGCTGTCCTTTCCTTTTCCGAAGATGTCATTAGCAAACTTCTTAGTAGGGTTACTTTTTAGATAGTCAGAGCAATAAGGAGCACCCATATTAGGCAGACCGTTATAATGACCTTTGTTATAGTGAGCTATCATATTAGCAAATACTTTAGCCTCCATATCCATAGTCTCAAAATCTACCACTTTGTAACTCACTCCTACGCCTTTCTCTGTGGAATATACACCCTCTATGATTGTAAGAGGTATTTCCCAGTACTTCACTATGTTCTTCAGAAAGTCAATGGTTTCTGGTCTCTCCATTCCTGTATTGCAGAAAACATAGACTTTGTTATAGTCTGTATATTTAGGGTGGGTCTGTATATGCCGTGCCATACGTGCCGAGCTGCGCCCTCCTGATACGGTTACAAGTAGGTTTTTCATTCTCTATATATTTATATCAATTTTTCTAAATCGGACACAGCTACCAGAGTAGTGTATTTACCAACCCTTACTCTGTATATACAGTTTTCGTAAATCATATTAATGCTATTAATGCTAATAATAACACCTTCTATATTCTTAGAGATTATTCTTACTTTGTCATCTTCCTTAAAGCGAACCTCTTCTCTTTTTTTGTTTTGTTTCATTGTTTTGTAATTTTTAATCGTTTTGCTATGAGTTCTACTATATCCACAGTTACAGCGTTACCTATGAGCTTATAGCGTTGTGTCTTAGCAATAGGTTTAATTATGCCGTTGTAATTGCCATATTGTGTCCAGTTGTCGGGGAACCCTTGTAGGCGTTCACATTCTATTTCTGTAAGGCGGCGCACACCATTAAGTAAATTATTTTCTTGAAAAGCATTACTCGATATAGTAGGGCATATTTTCAGGTCTGCACCTTTATTTTTACCTCTTTTAAGTTGTCTTATTACAGTCATGTCTGAGTGCAATCCTCCCGAGTGTCCGCCGCCTGTGAGTGTGGCTGCAACCTTGGGGATTATATAAGTATCATTGCTCTCCATTTTGTGATAGCGTGATGTTATTGTTCGTGCAGGTGAAGTTTTGATACTTGTACGTTTCCTATTTTCTTTCCTTGTCTTTCTGTCAAGTAATTTATCATCTTTTCCGATAGGAAATACTCCTGGGATACTTTTTTCTCTAAGATGTCCGATAAGGTAAATCCGCTCTCTATTTTGGGGTAAAAGCCAGCTTGTATTAAGCAGTTGAAATTCAAGTCTATAACCCCCAATGTTGGCAAGCGTTTGGATAATCGCCCAAAAGTCTGCGCCAGCATTTGAGGAGAATGCTCCCTTAACATTTTCCCAGATAAAAATACTTGGTCTGATGTCAGCAATGAGGGCAATTGCGTGCTCGATAAGGCTACTTTTGGCTCCTTTAAGCCCCGCTCTTCTTCCAGCAAGTGAGAAATCTTGGCAAGGCGATCCGAAAGTGATAATGTCAATGTCTGTAAAGTCTCCTCCGTGAAGAGTGGTAATGTCTCCGATGTATTTGGCATGGGGAAAATTGTATTTATAGTTTGCGATTGCGTGTTTGTCTATCTCACTAAAATAGTGCTCTGTAAATTGGTAGCCTGCCTTTTGAAAACCAAGCGAAAAGCCACCTATGCCGCTGAATAGGTCAATGATTTTCATGTTTTTTACTTAGTTGTTCTTTTATAGGATAACGCCATAATCATATAATGCGCCATGTACTCCCGTTTAAGGATTGGTTTTACTTGGTTTTCACGATAATCAGCTACAGCTATCTCCATAAGGTATTTGGCTTCTTTTTCTGTGATTTGTAGCCCGCGGGCTCTGAGTTCTGTTATAAATTTCATGTTATTTGTCTGTTGTTAGTAATTTGTCATTTTCAAAGATATATTCCAGTGCTATTTCCTTTTTCAGAGATATATCATCATCCACGCCTTCAAAAGACCGCTTCAGACGGCTAACAAGGCTCTTGTTGTCTCGCTCTTTAATTTTACGCTCCTTGTATCTCTTAGTAAGCAACTCCTTTTCTTCTTCTGTGAAATCAGTTATCATACCTCGCTCCTTAAGGCTGTCATATATCCAACAGCAGAACAAAGGAAGTCGTCCTGTCTGCTTAAAATCGTTGTAAAATCGTTGTACATTGGCTATAAACCGCGCTTCCTTTTCCTCCTCTGTTAGTTGTTCTTCAGGAGTAGGAGCGGGTAGACTCATAGGTAAGTTGTTGTTTTGACGAGTACGACACAACCAATCCTTGTACTTCTTCAATATCTCACTGATATAAGGGGCATTGATAAGCTGATAATGCTCTGTACGTGTATCAAATTCTCCGTATCTTTCCATTTGAAAGGCTTTGTATAGCTCCTCCAAAGAAAGCGAAGAAAAGCGGCTTAAAATCATTCCTGAAATATCAGACTTGTTGAGAGGGTCTATTTCTCCCTTGAAACCGATAAGGGCAGCGTGCTGGGCAATGATAGTACCAATGCCTCCGCGTGCTTCTATTGGGTCAAGCTCTCGGATAGGGGTGAATGTCAGTACCTGCCGTGCAAAAGCCACCTGCTGTAATTCACCATCCTTGCATATTTGCTGCAATGTTGGAAGCGGTTTGGCGTCCGACAACATTAGCGCCTGCTGTGTTTGTAGTATGAGTTCCTGAGATGATGTTTCCATTTTGGTCAATTATTACGGGTTCTTGTGAGTTGTGTGATTGTTGGGCACTCTGTACCCAGCTGGACTCAAAGCCTTTCCATTGCTTTTGCACCACCAAAGCAAGGATCTCGTTTTTATCTCGTCCTGTGCGTTGCACCTGCTCAAGAAAGATCTTAAAGGCTCGTTCGCTATTGACAGCTTTCTTAGTCTTGCGTATCTTGAGCCAGTCCTCTGTGAGGTCAGCAGCAAATCCTGCCGATAACATAGCCTCCCTGAAATTGAAAGGAGGGGGGGCGGGCGAAACTTGGGGGGAGGTTTCTTTTGGGGCGCTTAAAGACTGATTGTTTTTTTCCTCCTTGTCAAAATCCACACTCGCGCTTTTTTGTTTCTTTTTTTCTAAAAAAGAAATATCATTATCATTTACATTATCATTATCATTAAGGAGGCAATTGCTTTTTTTGCTTTTTTCAGAAAGCAATTGCTTTTTTTGCTTTTCGTTGCTTTCCTCTAACTCGTTGTCTTTCAATCGTCTCCCTCCTTTTTTACCTGCCTCGCTTCTTTTTTCTGAGATTGATATATACTTTTGTGTATCCCTATCAATCGTTTGTTTTACGAATCCGAATGCTACTTTTGCAAGTGGTTTTAGTTCAATCAAGTTACCGTATATGGCATATTCCGCAATAGCCTGATAAACTTCCAACTGAACCTCACTTGGCAAATCCCGAATAACATTCAACCAATCCGCGTAAAACAAAAATGTTTCTTTTTTCATGGCTTATTTAAATGAACATTTTCTCACTAACTTTGCCCTAAGCCCTCTCCTTGAGCATACACACCAAGTACAAACGAGGGCGTAAGACAAAGAATGAATGAGTATTTAAAATAAAGATAATTGTAGTTGCTTTTCTGTCATTCTCCTTGCATTCTTAACAGCGGTTTCAAAGTATTTGTCCTTGAGTTCTATTCCTATTCCGTAACGGCCCAACTCAATAGCTTTATATACCTCGCTGCCTATTCCTAAGAAAGGAGTAAATACTGTTTCTCCTGGATTGCTCCACATCTGCACACAACGTTTGATAACTGATAATTGCAAAGGGGCTATATGCTTTTCATCTCCTAAGTCCGTACCCTCTGAATTGTTCAGTACGTCCGTCCTCTTAATGTCCATCCATGTGTTTACTCGGTAGTCCTCCATAATAGCATTAAGCTGATCTATATCGCTCTTTTCCACATTCCACACAGGAGATGCCCATTGCTGCCAAACATCTAAGGGGAAATTATCTTGGTTCTTGTTGTTAATAGGTGTCCAATCTTCCTCATTACCTTCCCACTTACGGAATATGGTAACATATTCGGGTAGTCCTACTCCTGTATAACTACTATCCTTACGAAGTTGTTTATATAGCAGTCGTTGCGTTTTTGTTCGCTGCATCTCAAGTACAGGATCCGTCCAGATGTTTATCTTTGAGTGATATTTAAATCCGACTGCTTCAACAGCCCTATGGTGATCTCCTGTAAAGTCATACAACCCCGTGTAGCCGCTTGAGTTTTTATATACGGCCAAATCCTTGGTGTGGCAAACCATTAATCGCCCTGGTTTAAGGATACGATACAAATCGTGCAAGAGGAATGTATATTGTTTGAAAAACTCCTCGTGGCTCTCATTGTTTCCCATGTCGTGTATGTAGTTGGAGTAGGTGAACAACGAACTAAATGGAGGGCTAAATATGATTAAATCAACGGAATTGTCAGGGATACGCTTAATCTCTATGCAGCTATCACCTTTCATGAGCCAATATTTGTTTGTCTTTACCTCCTTGAACTCATAGGAGTTGAGCAGCCCAAAAGCATCACCATTAATAAACTTGTTCATTTGGGCCTGCATTTCTTTGAATTGTCGTTCTTTCTTATCAATTGATAGTCTTACGTTTTCCATGGTGTCAGTTGTTATTAGGTATATATTTACTTCGTGTGTTTGTCCAAATCGGTAGGAGCGCCTTATTGCTTGATAGAGGCTTTCAAAAGAGAAATCTAAACTTGCAAATATCTGATTGTGGCAGTTCTGAAAGTTCATGCCGAATTGGGCTATTTTCTTTTTGGTTACCAGTACTCTAAACTCTCCATTAGCAAAGCCAAGTAATTTCTTTTCCTTGGTTTCTGTCTTCTCACTTCCGTTCACTGCCACGGCATTAGGAATAAGCTCTAATACTTTCTTCTCTTCCTCGTTCTGATTGACCCAAATGATGAAAGTTTCATCGGAGTTATTAACGATCTCGGCCACTACTTCAAGGCGTGGTAGCAGGGTAATCCTAAGCTCCTTATTGAACTCTGTAGCACTTACTGATACATCATTGAAGAGCTTGCCATTGTCTTTCTTTTGGGTCTGTATCTGTTGCTCTATATAATTGAGTTTAGGAAGTTCGTACCCCTCAGCCTTAAAACCAATATCTGAAGGCTTGGTTAGCATAGTAGCCCATGAACTTATCCAACCATAGAAATCACGAGTTGCGTGGCCCTTCAATCGGTAGTTGTTCATTCCCTCGTCTCTCACGAACCACTTAGCACGCATGTCCTGTGCATCTAACACATTGAGAAACTCGGAATGGTTACCTATCTCGTTGAGATCGTTAGGGCTTGGTGTAGCTGTGCAACAGAGCTTGTAAGGTGTTTCTTTGAATCTCTCAATAAGGGCATTCTTATATTTGCCTGTGAAGTTCTTGAGGATAGAGCTTTCGTCAAGTACTACCCCAACAAATTGCCTTGTATCTATGTTATCCAACTGCTCGTAGTTGCAGATATACACCCCTTTCAGCTGTTCGTTATTGTGGTATTTTTCTACCTTAATACCAAACTTTTGCCCCTCCTGTATCGTTTGCCCTGCTACTGCCAAAGGGCAAAGAATAAGTACGGGTTTGCCTGTATGCTCGCTTACTTGGTGTGCCCATTCCAATTGCATTAGGGTCTTTCCCAACCCACAATCGGCAAAGATTGCATAACGTCCCATTCTTAGGGCCTTACCAACGATGTAACGTTGGAAGTCAAAGAGGTTGCTATTAAGCTGCTGCTCTGATACTTCAAAGCCTGCCGCTATAGGTTTTCGCTCCTTTGATTTTAAAAATTCTTGATACTCGTTCATTTTTGATTTGATTAGAGATTTGATAAAGATTGCCGCGCGCTCAATCTCCTTTCAAATCGGTTGTTAATTATTGTTTGAATAATTTGGGGTTGTCGTGAATGTTTCCGATTACTTTTAAGTTTTTTCTTTTTATAAATAAACTTGTCAGTTCATCACAACCATAATCATCAGAATTTTCATCCGAGAGGACATATTTACATTCTTCTTGATACCACTCAACAACTAATATTCTTTTAGCCTCTTTACTTATTATTCCTTTAGTATTAATCTCAACAATATCCCCTTCATATATTTCATTTCCATTTTTATCATATAAACCCGTGAATTGATCAATTGTATCCTCATCTACAGCATAATCTCCTATACCCCATTCATCGTACATTTCATAATAGTCAGGAAGACCATAAGCAAAACCTTCTAATCCAATACGAAGTCCTCTAAATTTTATTGTTCTCATTACTTTTTGATTTTAATTTTTGCCCCCGCTCACGGCTTGAACGTGAGTGCTTGCCTATCGGGGGTCTCCATGTCTTAGACATGAGATACATAACTTTCCAATGTTAGGTTTTTTAGTAGTTATCGGCTGTTTGTTCTCCTTTGCCTTTGCTTCTATCTATATAGACATGGCAAAATAGATGGTCAATCACGGCTTCTACTTTCATTATCTTTGCCGATAACAGTGTCATTGTATAAGGTTCAGGATTTTCCTTATCCTGCATATACTTATCAAAGAACGCAATACATAGAGGTTTGGTTTCCTCGGCATTGATAGCCTTTACCAAGAATTTATTACGAGTTGTGTAACGCTCATATTTCATCTCCATCTCAGCAATATAACAATTGACCTTTTCATCTTCTTCACTATCCTTTGTTAAGGTTACTATGTACAAATATTCTTGTTCCTTGAGTGATAACACTTCAAAATATCCTTGGTAGTGTTGTTCTATGTAGTCCGTGAGGATCTGCATAGCTACTTCTACACTATTAGCGTATAGGAAGAAGGTTTGTTTCTTTCCCATTACCTTTGCTACAGCTACCCATGTGGCAGCACATCCATTGACTAAGGTTGCTTGTCTTTGTATAGTACTGACTTTTACCTCAGTAATATCCCCGCTCTGTAGGAAAAAATTAATCTCCTCTAAGTTGTGATGGTCTAAGAATGTACCACGGTCAAATATTATCTCTTTTCGTTCTATATTGACCAGCTCCCCAGTGCTTTCATCTACGAAGTTCTCAGGCCATTTTCTATAGAGTGTCTCGGCTAAGTACTTATCCTTCATCTCGGATAGGTTGGAGGTTGTGATGATCTCCTCCTCAAAACGATTAACGGTTTCTTTCATTGCTTATTTTCTTTTAAATCTTGCTTATTTACTTTTTTGCATTGGTTATTAGACAGTTAGGAATGATTTTTTGCCTTGCTTAACGAGGTTGAAAACTTGCTTATTCATCATCGCTTATTGGTTCAGGCAAATCTAATCCGAAAAAGTCCATACATAGCTGCCTGACTTGCTGTTTAAACTCCTTCTCCCATTCGTAAGTGGTCAGCTTGGTGCTGCTCTTCGGTACTCTTACTACCTCCCCAGTGGCAGGATTAACACGCTCTTCATAGTTACAAGTTGTCTTTAACAGCGTATGCACTTCGTTAGGATTGTATAACTCCCCCCACTCGTTATAGATAGCTGTCTGTATGAGTGGTATCCAGCAAGCCCAATAGAAGGCATTTTGCTCGTTACTCCTTTTCTTGCTGCGCCTTTCAATGGTTAGGTTGATAGGCAAGCCCTCAAAGGAGCCAATCGCACGAGTTACCATTTCTCGGTTACCTACCAACTTGCCGTCTTTAACAGTAGTAGGGATTGTTATCTTTTTCATTGTTATCGTCTTTGAAAGCAAGGCAGGACTCGAACCTGCTACTATCCCGATTGATACTTGCTTTTTGGGTTACTAATTACCTAATATTACAGGCGTTCTGCCGTCTGTGATGATTACTTTATTAGAGGTCTTACCTAACATCTCTATATATTGCTGCATTAGGATTTCCTTTGTAAGCCCTACCGATTGAACTTTGTTTGTTTCGGCATCTATCTTTGCCTTTTCTAACAGCATTCTTGAGGTCTCTAA